TGCTCCTGTATTAACTTTAAGGATTTTGTTTCCTGCATCTGTAAAAGCAGAAGGCGTATCAGTAAGTCCTACAAAAGTTTCAGATATTCCTGAATGTTCAAGAGTAACCCAAGTTGTACCATTGTAGTATTTTGGGTCTTTACCAACAATAGCAAAACCTCTTCTTGTTGTGTCTGTGTCTGTTGGGTTGGCAGAATTGTTGCTTACTTCCAACCAGTCAAAATGTGTTTTAGCCATATTATTGTTTTATTAAGTCTAATATCTTTTCACCAATCTTATCGTCATAAACTTCTTCTATTGAGATATGTATAGGAATATAACCAGCATCAAACAACATTTTTTCCCTTTCAGGGTCTATATGTTTATGAACACTGCCGTCTATTTCAAATATAACCTTTCCTATAATGAAATCTACTTCTTTATTATTAACTTTCCATTTTGTCTTGAAGGGAATGTGATTTCTTTTTAAGATTTCAGCAATTTTCCTTTCGGCTTTCGTGGAGTTAATTTTTTTCAAACGATTTAATTGATTCCTCACATTCTCTTTAAGGTTTATCTTGGTGAGAAAAGATAAAGTTCTCTTGAGCGTTAATAACGACTTCGACTTTTATTTCAATCTTTATTTCTTTGCTTTCTTAATTTCTTTTGTTAATGTTTCAGCACTTGCGTCTGGTGTTGCTTCTAATCCTACTTCTTTTGCTTCTTTCATTAAAACTTCTTTATCTTTCAATAGTTCAATAGAATCCTTTGCTTGTTCATACTCTTTAAGCGTTAAAATTCCCCTTCTAACATACTCTACGGGTATCTTAAGGTTGTTTAGAGCGTTTAAGTCTTCTTCCGACCAAGAAACGCCAAATGCTTTGCATCTTCCTTGGATATATAATTTTCCCCAATTTGCTGCCATAATTTTATTTAATTAGTTAATAAGCTCATTCCCTGACCCCGTGAGGTATCTTCGGTCAGGTTGATACCCCACGAACGAGCACTAGGCTCCTGCTCCTGTAGAACCAAAGATGTATGGTGCGTATCCAATACCGATGGTGTTGTAGTAGTTCAAAGCATAATCCCAGTTTCCGTTTTTATAAACTTTTTCTGGTGCTTGTAATACTGGTCTTTTAGCAAAAAGGCAGTTCAATGTTTCTCCAATTTTTGAAGAATCAAACATAAACCAATATGCTGAAGTGTCCGTACCGTCGGAACGGGTTTGCATTCTTTCCCATACATAAACATTCTTGATTTTTCCTTTCATTGGATTGAGATCATTGTTTCCAGTTCCAGACATTTTTTCAGAATATAAAATTCTTTCAATTAAGTCTTCGTTTTCTGGGGATACAATAATACTATCTAAATGAACAGGTCTAATCATTCCGTTTGGGTCTTTATGCGTTAATCCTAACTTTCTGGCAGTTACAATAGCTGCTCTTGAAAGTGCTGGATTAGATGTGATGATATTCGAGAAGACATCCGTGTTTAGGTTGTTTGAATGGCTTGCAGAAAATAAAGCAAGTCCATCTGGTCCAACCGCTGCTACAGACTTTCCGTAAACATCAGTGTAGGTGGTAGCTGTTCCGTATAAAAGAACATCTGCAAGACTTTGGTCAATTTTATCAAAGGCATCTGTACTTATGGATCTAACAATAGATTCAAGTTGAGAATATCTATCAAACATTCTCATTTCTTCTGTTACAGATACTTTTGCTCCATATTGTCGCTGTGTCCAGGTAATGCTATCTCCTTCTTCTGAGGTTACATTTGGAAAATCTTGTCCTGGTGTTACTTCTTGAATACCCGACATTCCGTGTAAAATAAGATGTTCAAAACTTCGTAATGAAGTATCTCTAACTCGGAATATCTTGTTACCTTTCATATCGGCAACTGATGTTTTTGCGACTTCATTAAAAATGTCGTCAACATAGTCTGTTAATTTTGGGAAATCTGATTGTGTAATCATAGTTTATAGGTATTTAACGCAGAAATAACCCCGAACCTTTTTGTCTGTAGAAGCTCCAACCATCTCTGTAACAAAGAACACTTTGTCTGTATTTGTCGTGTCATCAATTGTAGCGTGGTCAGTTAAATCACGAGCAACTCCAACATTTCCAACTGTTACGCTGGCGTTTGTGTCTGCTTCGCATTCTACTCCGTCTAAATTGAGAACGAGCAAATCTTCGTGTGCTGCTTCAGCGGTGGTCTTGTCTTCCATTGCCATAAATCGGACTTCTGTTGTTGCATTGGTTGCTCTCTGTAAGTAACCAGATGCATAATCTAACAAATCATTTTTTGTAATGGTTGTGTCAGAAACAGTTGCGTCTTGTAATTTGACAACTCTTCCTTCGTCGTATCTTAAAGGTGTAATCATTTTTCGGGTTTATTATACCAGTTTTCCATTTTCACACTCTTTTCAAAAAGAGGTTTCTTTGGATTTTCTGGTTGTTTTTCCTTGCCTAAACTTAAACCCTTTTCATTTGCCAATTCTTTTGTGACTTGTTTCCCTTTATCTCTTGGGGTTTCAGAAAGTTTTTTATCAAGCGACCAAAGTTTATAAGCTTTTTGTATGCTGGTCATTTTACCCTCATACGACTTATCTCTTGGTGTTGTATAAAATAACAGTATTTCTTCCCAATTTTCGTCAATTTCTGGGTTTTCACAAGCCTTCATAACGATTTCTTTTTCATCACGCTTTTCAAGGTCTTGTTTGGTAACATATTCCTCGTGGCGTTCTTCAAATTCATCTATTGGCTCTTTTACGGGTTCTGACCCTGGAAGTGAGCGACCTTTTTGTTTGTTGAGTCTGATAACTGCCTTTTTGTAGTTATCTCGCTCATCTGACGCCTTCCTTAGTTGTTCCAGTTCAGATTTGGAAATGGTTTCTGTCTCTTCTTCAGAAACAGCGGTTTTTTCTTCGGGTTGATCTTCACCCTCAGTAGTATCTCCCTCTACTGCTTTTAAATCTTTTTCTTCAGTCATAATTTTTTAAAACTTTTATTTTAATTGTGTAGTTCCCACAACATTACAACAGAAGTCCCAACCTTTCGGTAAGAACTCACATCTTGCCACATAATGACGAGGTGTGAGTCCCGGACTTCTTTTATAAATATTTATTTTTTAATGTTCTTTTTTACCTCTTTAACTGCATCTTCTTTTAGAGATGCCTGTTCTTTTTGCAAAAGTTCATTATACTTTTGCATTGATGCTTCTCTTTCTCTTACAAAAGAATAAACATTTTCTACTAACTTTGCTACTTCTTTTTGCAAAGCATCTGTCATATCCTTTTTTCTATCGTCGTAATAAGATTTATTAAACATAATTATTATTAACTTTATTTTATCGACCTTTATTTCAATCTATTTTTAACCTTTTGCTCTTTCTCCCAATTCTTTTTGGCAAACTGTAATAACATTCCTAACTCTACCCTTTGTCCTAAATATGCAAGATAATCCTCTCTGCTTACTCCTCCGCCCAATAACTGTAATATCTCTAAATCTCTTCTTGCTATGTAATTCCTAAACTCTTTATTGGAATACATATTGCTAAAGAACTCCATCTCTTTTTCTTTATCATTTCCCATATATATTTGTGGGATTTTAAGAAGTTTTAGCAATAGTTTTGTTATTATTCTTTTCATAGTTTAGGTTGAATTGGTTGTTGCTCTGGTTGTGGTTGCCCCATTTGTTGTTGCTCTTGTGGCATTGGTTCTGGCATTGGTGGTTCAAGATTATATTTTGATATATCTTCGTTATATGTCTTGATAAAGTCTTCAAACAATACGCTTTGGTTAGCCATAAACATTTGTGGAAAGAAGTTTGCTAATGTTTGTAGCTTCTCTTGGAATAATGCTTGTGCTTCTGCTGTATCTTTCTGATATAGGCTCTCTGGAATTATTTGTATATCATAATCATAATCATCTAAATATGAAGATGTAATTGCTATCTTCTCATACTTTTCGCCTTGTAGATTATACTTCTCTTCTTCAATATCTAATTCTTTTTTGTTTGGTAAACTCTTTTTGTCTTTTACGAATTGAACTGCAAGTGTTCCAGAAGAACCATCTGGGAACTCGCTATTATCTACTAAAATTGTTCTAAAGCTTTCTTGATAAACAATACTGCCATCCTTTCCTACAACTTCTTTCACCATTGGTTGTGTATAATTCATTAAGATATTCAACACACGAAGCTTTGTCTTTTGAACCCATAAATCAGTTAAGAATGTAAAGAATAATCCTTTTAGTTTCTTGGCATTTTCATTTGCTATTACAATTTCCCTTGCTGTTACTCCTCTTCCTGCAACTCCTTGTTGTGTTTGGTCTAATGTTCCTAAATCCATTCCTTGTGATACCCATTGTATCATTGCCATTTCAGAAGAGTTTACACCTGGTATTTCTTGATATCTTATTTGGTTTATATCATCTACATACAAGGTTGTTTCCATTCCTATATTCTCATTTTCAAGCTCTAACAGGTCTTTGTTCTTTATTCCTGCTAATAAAGGTGGATTAAGTGAACGATAGGTCTTATCAAGGGACATATTGTATAATGTATTGATAACATCTTGCACATCCATATTCGCATTTGCAAGAGAATTGCCATAAAAGAAGTGTTTTGATGAGAATGGTTCAAAGATTGTTTTAGAAAATGGATATAACTTATCTTTTCTTCCCCACAACATTGGAGCATCTAATAATAATACTCCATTAACAACTATTCTATATTGGTCTTTATAACGGTTATAATATTTAACAACCTCGTAATCATTGTTTTCTGTTCTTGCTCCCCATTTGCTATAAAAGAATGTTTCTGTTTCAGGCATATATTCACCAATCTGTGTCTTGTCTAAAACATATTTATAGTTTTTATATTGCCCAAATTCTTTTTCAACAGAGTCTTTATCCAAGTATCTTATCCAAGCAATAGCTGGTTGTTCTTGTATGTCGTTTATTATAAAATCTGTTATAAATAGCTCTGACAATGGAACTTGTATATCTACACACTCATTGTTTACTAATACTTCCTTTTCTTCAAACTCTAAATCTCCTGTTGTGACATCATAGCTTTTGATAAACTTCCTTTTATATTTTGTTTTAAGAAATCCGTCATACTTTATAACTGTTCCTTCTGTTCCACAAGCCCAAGCTTCCCAGAATATATCTACTTCTGGATTTGAGTTATAACGAGAGTGATTGACAAGGTTTTTCATTATGTTAGCCCTCATTATGTCCATTCCTCCATCTTCTCCTACTGCTTTATATTTTAATCCAGGAGGAACATTTGCAACCGCAGCAACAAAAGCCTTTAGTTTATTCCTACTTGCTTGATTAAAGACATTTGATTGCCAGTCTTCTTTGCCTTGTGCTTCTCTTGATGGGACATAACCTTGTATTCTCTTGTTAGAGTCATCTACGAATTGTGTTAAGTTTCTATCATTAAACTGATGATAGGTTCTGTTCCTTTCTTTTATCATATCACCTACCTCACGATAGATGTTTGATAGTATTTCCTTTTCTTTTGATGAGGGATTGTATTTTTCCATTTTAATAACTTGTCATTTTAAATGTTTTACTTTGTTGTCTCTTCTTCTTCATCTCTCTGTTGAACTCTTCGTCTTCAAGAGATTTCCTGTAATATACTTGTGGTCTTGCAAAGGTCAGTGCTAAAGCGTCAAAGATGTCTGGACTTGCAATGCCTTTCTTTCTCATATCTTCCTTTGACATTATCTTTAGTCTTCTTTTGTGGTCTTCTTTATACTTTAAGTTTAGTAATTGATACCATCTTTTATCTCTTAATAGTCTTCCACCTCCCTTTATCCATTCTCTTACGGACCAAGCAAACTCTGCTCTTTTGTTTACAAACTGTGCTTGGTTAGAAGGACTTTCACATACTTCTCCGACATTAACTCCTTGTATTGGTTTGCCTACCTTTGTTAATATCGCTGGTATTAGCTCTCCAACGCCTATATTATCTACTGAACAGCTCCTAATATCTATGTTGTATTTATCAATTGAGTTAGCTATCTCCCCGCAGAAGTCCATTGAGCTTATCTCATTTGATGCAAAATCAATCTTTGCTACATTTCTCCACCTAATTACGACAACACTCTCGTTATCTCCATCTCCTGAAGGATCACAACCTTGTGTCGGAAACCCAAAAGGATTGAACTCGTCTGTCATTGCTTGTTCTAATTCTGATTGTGTTATCAATGGTGACCAACCGTCTGTATCTATTGAGTTTTCTAATGGAAACTTGCATTCAAACAATACATCAAACTTTGGTTTCTCTTTTGCTTCATTGATAAACTCTTCGTTGTATCTTCCTTCTGCTATTCCTATTCTGTAATCAATCCATATTTTCTTATAGTTTTTATTCTGCCAGCTCTTAAATAAATGGTTTCTATAAAAAGGATTACCAATCTTTACTAAAAAGGTATCTTCTCCCTTTCCTGCCATCATTCTAAATACTCCTGCATCAATTTCGTCATCTGTTAAAGAACTCTCGTCAAATATAATGTTTCTTCCTCCAAATCCCATAATAGAATTGATTGTATCTGTCTTTCTTCTTGCATCTGCTGATATAATCTCTATTGAGGAATACTTTACCTTCTCTTTTTCTAATATCTGGTATGTAAGTTTAAGTTTACTCTTCTCTTCTAATAATCTTTCTAAAGATGTTCTATCTTCCATTTTAATCCCTATCAACTTGTCTTTGAAGTATTGGTTCTCTGATGTATCTTTTATAATATAATTAAGCAAAAGCTTTCCACGCTTTATATCAGGGACAATTATTAGCCAGTCTTCTGCTTTGTTTGCTATTCTGATTAAACAACTTCTTGCAACAGTGAGTGACTTTCCATATTGAGTTGAGCAAAGGACAACTGAACGCTTATGTTTTCTTCCTACTATCAAATTAAATATCTCTAATTCGCCCGGGCTTAATAAAAAAGGTTTATCGTCTTGCTTAAAGACTTCCTTTGCTAATAAGTATCCAGCATTATCTTTTGTCTTCTCTATCTCTCTTGCAATCAATTCGTTTACTTGTTCTTGAGTATAGTCCCAATCTATCGCATTATCCTTCCATTCAAAAGCAAACTTTGGGAATAAGAATGAGGGGTTTAACTCATTCATTGCTTATCTTTTTTATAATCTTATTAAAGCCTGTTTGTATCTCTTCTAATTTTCCAAGTTTTAAGCCTACATTCATATCAACTTCCTTTTCTGGTTTACCTACTAATCTATCTAATAGTTCTTTTATAGCTGGAATTGGATTGTCTTCTCCTTTGCCTTGTAGTATTAAGTTATCTATAATTGGCTCAAGCTCTTCCTTTATCTTCTCTCTAATAAAATCCAACGCCATTTCTTTTTCTAATGTCGTTCTGTGCTTTCCTTTTTTCTTTGCTTCTTGATTTCCTTTTGCAAATGGCATACTTCGTTTAATACATTTAATACATATGTATTTTCTATGTATATGTTATGTATAATAAAAAACAGGTAACGTTCTCTTTGTAGAGATTTAGTTACCCGTTTGGTTTGTTCCAGCGAGGGTTATATATATTGTTTGATTTCTACCTTTACAGGCTTAAGCTCTTTGTCGTAATGGATAGTAAAACTACCAGTATGTTTTATCTGGCTTATCTTTTTCTTTCGTAAGAATAAAACGAGATTTTTTTCAAAATCATTGAGTTTTTCATCCATCTACTTTTAATTATGCACATATTACGATTATTGTCAATAGTGGTAATTATTTAACGCTTTTATTTCACATCTAAGACATTCTAATTATACCTTTGATGTAATGTTCAGCTACTCATAAAATATATTGTTCGTTCTTTCCACCCTGCTTTGCCATATTATTTAATGACCTTTTTGTACTTCTTTTTTAGTCATTTTATTGGTGTTTGTTTAATAAAGTCTTCCCCTCTGATCCTATTGGTTGACAGTTTATTGTCAACCGTCAACCATTTACTCTTTTTCTCTAAACAAAAATTTGTAATTATTATACTCTTTCTTCTTCTTTAATATCTTCTTTAGCCATTAATGTAAGTTTATCTTCAAATTCTTCGGCGATTATTTCTAAAAGAGTTTTTACTCCTTTATCTGTTAATTCTAAATCTCCGTTTCTGTAACCTGCTTTATATTGTGCTTGTATTTTTGTTGGTAATAATCTTTTGAGCGTATTTGTTAGTTTTTGCATAAATGTTTTTTTAGTTAATTTATTAGCTACGTTGTCCCCAAGACAAGTTGTTCCATTCTTTACAATAGAATAAGAAAAACTCTCCTCGAAACGAAACCATTTTGTTTCTTCTCCAAGAAACTTTTTTGCTTTGGTTATTGGGATGTTGGGATGTTCTTGTTTGTAAAAAGGCATACCAGCATAAACAAGTGATTTTCCATTACAACAAATACAGGTTTCTTCTTTGTTGTCATACCAACAACTTTTGTTAATCTCTTTACTCCCATCAATCCAATAAATCCCATTTTTAAAAAACTTTGCTTGAGCCTTTATGAAATAATCTTCTGTTGGGCAATGTATTATTTGTTCCATATTATTATTACTTTATTTTACGACCTTTAAAAGCTTCTTTAATTTCTTATTTTTTAACTATTATAAATATAACCTTGAAAACTCTTCTTGCTTTTCGTCTTCGGTTCTCATATCAATCGGAACATAGTTTCCAATTAGTTTCATAGGGTGATTAGGTATTTTGAATACTTGCTCGGTTTCTTTGCCACTGTCTAGCCACCATTTTGGGCTGACTGTTGCTGTTCCTTGTGGTATTGTGATAATCAGTGCCTCTTTATTTTTAATGGCTTCTAAAACAAGAGATTTGCGTATATTAACATAATTATCATATAGGGGCTTATTGATTGTTATCTTCATAGTTATCTTCATCAATTATTTCTATATCCTCTTCTCTGTATATCAATTTACCGTCATTGTATCCATATTGTCTGTTCCCATAAAAATTATCAAGAGCAGTAACATCTTTTATTTCTCCTGTTTCTTTTATTCTAATTTTGCATTTGTAGTTGCTCATAATATAATTTACCTTAATTAGTTAGTTTACTTCTTAAAAAAGATGTGACCTTTTTACCACAATGAATACATCTTGTTTCTAAAAATATATTAACTTCTGCTTTTAATAGTTTATGTTCTTTGTATGGCTCTGATGTGAGAAGAACTCTGCCATCGTCTAACTTATATTCATATCTAATCTCTGGAGTGTCATACAGGAGTGTTGGCTTTCCCCACTCGTGTTCCCCCCGGTTCTTGCAAGGACATTTCTTTTTGGATGGATGCCAATTGACTATGTCTTCTTGCAGTTTTTTTGTCATAATTTTTCTTTTATTTTTTCAATTAGTTTCTCCATATATTTATCATAAAACTCATCTGATGTTTCTTTCATATCTGTTCTTTGCCATAAAAGGTATAGAACGGCTCTTAATCGTTGTGCTTTGGTTTTGCCTTCTCCTCTT